ATAGCCATCAAACCACGGTCCACCTTCTGTGTAGTGCAGTATTTTCGGGACACCGTCTTTGGGTTCTTTATACCAACCCACCAGCCAGTTGTACTCTGCAGGCATAGATCCAATTTCGTTATCATCTAACCAACTGAACCTGTGCAGGAATTTTGGAGACTCTTCATTAAGCAGTTCTGGAGTCAGTATTTTGTTTTTAGGATGCTCGCAGTTCCATAACACCATACTTGACCAATTTTTTCTTGGATAGGATGTTTGAACCTGTCCATCCATCTTTGTTGACTCGGTTGGCGTGTAATCGTGTTGCACGACCACAACTGCTTTACTGTTGTCACAGTATTTCACAAGTTCGTGACTTGGTATCTTCCACAAGAAGTCGCAATCACAGAACACTGCCCAACCTTTAAAGTCATTCATGTATGGCACGAAGAATCTAGTGAATGTGAACTCTGTTGATGCCAACTTGTCCACTGGCCTAGTGTAAAGTCCTTGATCTCGCATCTGTTTTTGCTTGAGGGGGATAACTTCTGCTGATGGATCTCTACGCTTGATACTATGCTCACACACTTGGTATGCTATATCTTCTCTGCTGTCATGTCCTACGTAAATTTTCATTTTCTTCCTGATACTATTTGGTGTATGTCTTTCCAATTACTTACACGTATAACATCAGGATGATTAAAGTCTTGATTGAATGGATGGTCTATTAATATAGGCTTTAAACCGTATTTGAGCCCCAGTACAGCGTTGTCTGGCTTGTCCTCGACCCAATATAGTCCAGTATCATGAAACTCCGCTAATGCACTGTTTTTGTCTGCTCCAGTGCCCAGTATGTGGTAATTTGTGAATATATGTTCGCCAAATAGTTCTCCTAATCTTTTCTTACGCAACTCCTGTCCCGGAACGTCTGATGTTTGAGATGTTATGGGAATAAAGGTCCAACCTTCAGCGGCCATCAGTTTGACCCATGTTTGTGATTCCAACATTGGTCTCTGTGTGCCCATCCAAGCACTCCTGTTGAACTCTCTTATCTCTTGTTTGATTAGATCCTTACTTACACCATATCTAGTGGCCATATCGTATTCCTCATACATATCTGGCAACTGTTTGTATGGATAATACCTCACACCTTTTTTGTTAAAATATGATCTCAATGACATCCACTTTGTGAAATGGTGTTCCCATTCCAACAGCACACCGTCTACATCTGTCAGTATTATTCTATTTGATATCTGCATCTTCCATTCCTGCTACCCTCAGTTTAACAATGTTTGTGATCTGCCATTGCTTCTGATCTAGTCCCTTGGTGATGCCTAACCATTGATTACGTATTAATGCAAAATCATTAATGATCTTGTCCATGTCGACTACATCGTCTTCGCCGTCCACATACTTCTCTGCGTCTCTGCTTGACAATGCTCTGTTGTAATTTTCTAGATATTTTCTGAAAGTTTTAGATCTTAGTCTACGTAATTCTATGTTTAGGTATTCTAGTATTGCTTCTAATTGTTGTAGTTGACTGAATCTTTCCTCTACTATGCCTGGTAATGAGGCACTGGCCCTCTCTAGGTGCTTCAAGTAGTTCTTTGTCAAAGTATGCTACACAATCTGGTATTTTATCTAGATTTCTGCTTACTTCGTTGTACCAATTAATCATCTTCACCGTATCCGTCTGACTCTTCGTCTTCCTCGAACACAGTAGCAACGGCTTCTTCTAATTTTGGATCGAGCTCCGCAGATCCTTTCAGTACGTCATGCTCCACACCAATGTCCTCTAGGCTTTTAATGAAGTCTATGGCACAATCCAGTTTCTGTCTTTCAGGAACGTAGTGTGTTATGGAGTTCCATAGCCTTTCGATGTCCTCGTGTGTAAAGTCTATCATTACTCTTCTTTTTTACTCTTTGCTTTTGTTTTTGTTTCTACTTCGATAGGGGCATCGGTATCCTCCATTTCGGTGGGTACCTCTTCTTTGAATTCTGCCATTATCATATCTAATTTATCGCCAACCCATGCTTTCCTGAAGTCTATGTGTTCTTTACCCGCTTTATCAACATACTTCAGTCTATTTCCTGTTTGAACTAATAAACCTTTTTTCTCAAACAAGTCTACAAGACCACTGTACGGATTCATTCCCGTTTCATATGGAATCTTAACCTGTACACCTTCAAACGGTTTAGCATATCTAGTTTTCATAACTTTACAAGCGGCTCTAATACCTCTTACATCTGAAACTTTGTTACCTGCTTCGTCTTCTTTAAGTTTAAGTTTTTTCATTGCAACCACAATACTTGATGCATAGATAAACCCTTGTCCGCCCGATATCTTGTCATCTGGATCAAACATATCCTGTGATGCGTATGTGTGATTGGTTGCTATAAGTCCTACATTCCAACTTCCGAACATGTTCACACAGTTTCTCACAAGTGCTGTCAAGGCTTTAGGCTTTCTACCCAAGTCACCTTTCATGTCACCTGCTTCAAACTGATTTACATCTGTTGGTGTAAGCATCATACCCAGACTGTCTATAACAAATAGTACTTTAGGTGCACCTTCTTTGTTGTCTGCATGTTGCTCTTTGTAACCTTTCATGAATTCTGAAACGGTCTTCGCAACATCATCAACCATCGACATGCTTAATTTTAAGAGTTTGTCTTCTGATGTGTCTACTTTCAATGCCTGTAACCATTTTTCATCAAGTGCATTCTCTGTATCAATCAGTATAACAAATATACCTTGTTCCTGTGCATTCTTGATTATGTTTCCTGATGCTATGTAACTCTTTCCCGCTCCTGATTCTCCTGCAAGTACTGTAACCTTACCTAATGGAATTCCTTTGTTGAAATCGCTGGTCATCAAGTAGTTCAATGCGTAATTTCCTGTGCTGATCCAATCTGTAGGATCGCTGAACCCTATACCTAATCCTTGTATTGATTTCGTAATACTCTTTCTAAATTTTGTTGCGTCAAATACTTTTGTCATTTTATTTCCCTTATAGAACTATCCAAAGAATAATTGCCACAATTAACATCCACGCAGGTATTTGTTTGTACAATATCCATTCAACAGCCTTTTGTATTTTCTTTTTCATAATATAATTTTACTACACAAGGCCTCAATAGTCAATATCAAGGCCTTGGTAAATGTCAGATTATTTTGCTTGTCTTGATCTAATCAATTTCAAGATGTCTTCTGCTCTCTTGGCACTGTCGCCCGATGGAGCCGCCGTAGCCGGTGCCGCCTCAGGTTGTGGTGCTGGTGCACTTTCAGTTACTGGAGCCGCTGTAGGAGCCGCTTCTGCCACTGGTTGTGCTGGAGCCGATGCTGTTGGTACTGCTACCTGTGGTTTACCTTGGTAAGCCACGCCTGCTGGTCTGAAGTACTGTCCATACTGCTCAAGATCATAAGCCTCACCTTCCACAGATTTCGCAAATAGTTCTGCGATTATTTTTACCTCTGCTTCTGTTGGCTCTTTTGGTCTGAAGTCACCTAGGTTATGTAAACCATGTGTTTCGATTGCGGCTCTCTCTGCCTCATCTAATGCACGTTCTCTTCTTGACCATTTTGATGTTGAGTAGTCAGCATAACCACCTTTTGTTGTTTTAGTAATTCTAAAATCAACACCTTTCACATAATCAGTTGGCATTTCTTCCATCTCTGGATCCATCAATGCTCCTCTGATAATGTTGAAAATCTGAGGTCCAATTATAAATCTTCTGATTGGATTCTCAGGAGTTGAGTCCTCTGCTAGTGGATTTGTTGTCACAAAACCTTGGAAAATATAACTTTTCTTTTTCCAATATTTTCTGCCCATGTCTTCCATGCTCTTGTCTTTGAACCATGGCCTAACTTCTGTTAGTACTGGACAAGTTTTGCCATACATTTCCATGCAAGGTACTTGCACTGTAACTGGTCTAGAATCAGTCTGACCTTTTATACCTGCGAAAGGTAATTTGATCATGTTTCTTTCAGTCCAGAAAAATGTATTATTTGTATCCTTATCGGGCAAGAATCTGATCACTGCTTCTGATCCTTCTGCTATATTCCAATGTGGATAAATGGCGTTGTCTCCGCCTGTGTTGGAAGTGGAGCGATTCACTTCTTGAGATTTTAACTTCGCTCTTATTTCAGCCAATGATGCCATAATGTAAGCCTCCTTAATTGTGCCTATGTTTGTTGTTTGCCTAAATGTATATTAGACATATAGTACATAATATACAACTATATTTATAAGAAGTCAATAATAAAGTAAATAACTTGATGTTATTTCTACCAAATGCTGAATTTTATATCACTAATGTGTGCAATTTTACTTGTCAAAACTGCAACAGATTTAATCATATGGGCTTTAAAGGCAGTTACAAATGGCATAAAGGCCATTATGAAAAGTGGGCCGAAAAGGTTCATATAAATGAAATATGGGTACTTGGTGGAGAGCCTACGTTGTGTCCGGATTTACCAAATTTTATTTTAGGTATAAGCAAACTTTGGCCCAGGTCAAGGAAAATTATTGTCACCAACGGTTCAAATTTAAAGTCTGACCTTGTTCACAAATTAATGGCCAGA